GTCTTGGAAAACGAATACTTAGGATGCCTAAGTGGATGCAAAACATCGTGCTTGAAGACATAAACACAGCCATCAGAAACCGATTAGCTGTTATGGAGATGATTCAAAATGCGAACAGAAACCATTGAAATCGATGAACGGTTTGGCAAGGAGTATGCTGGACGCTACGTTTTTCAAGAGATGTCGTGGGCTAAACGCAGCCGAATCATTCAGAAACACACCAAATACAGCCAAATAACCGGGCAGGTTCAGAGTAGCGACTACGTAGCCATCCAAGCAGAAACAATAATGGCAAGCCTCAGGGAACAGCCTGAGCACAAGCCCATAACCCTTGAGAAACTGCTTAGCGAAGAAAACGGCGTTCCAATAGGCTTAGGGGAGCTTTTCAGCCAAATAGCGAATCGACTTAACACGTTAACCGTTGAGGAAACGCGTTTTTTGTCAGGCAAGTCCGCAGAGGAAAACCTCACCAAGCAGTCACAGAGTACAGACTCTGCAAAGAGTTCGGTTGGACACCCAAGCAACTTGAGAGGCAGCCAGCGAAAACCATCCAAGAGTTCATCGTGATTCTGAACGAGGTGGACAGGCAAACGCAAGAGGAGCTGGATAAAGCCAAGCGGGAGGCAAAGTTGCGATGAGCATTGAGATAACGTGTGACGTTAAAGGCGTCGAGAAGTTTCAAGAGGCTATGAGACAGTTTGATAGCAGAATGCAGAGGCATGTGCATAGGCTTTTGGCAAGTTGGGCAGCTGACGTTAAAGCCTTAGCCAAACAGCTCGTTCCAGTGAGAACAGGCCATCTGAGAAGCTCAATTTACAGTAAGATTAGCGAGTGGGTTGCTGAGATAGGCGCTGAAGCCACTTACGCTTTATTCGTTGAGTTAGGCACAAGGCGGATGCAAGCTCGTCCATATCTGTATCCAGCGATTAGAGAGTATCTTCCACAGCTCGAGCAGATAATCAGAGAAGCCATTGAAGCTGCTAAGGCGGAGGCTGGCTTTAAGTGAGCTTCAACGAGTTAGCCATAGTTATTGCTGCTGAAAACTTGGCAAGTAGCGAGTTTGCCAGAGTAGGCTCAGACGCTTGTGCAATGGCGACAAGAGTTCAATCTTCAGCTTCTGTTATGGGAGCGGAGTTTAACAAGACAGGCGTCGAAGCCTCGGCTATGGGAGAAAACGTTAGAGCTTCAGCTTCTGGCTTTGAAGAGCTTAAAACAAAAGCTGAATCCACAACCGTAAGCTTGACAACAGTTGCACGTGCCTTTTCAAGCGTCACAATGATGGGTTCAGCAGTCATAAGCCTTGCTGGAGATTTTGGCATTGTCGACAAGGAAAGCGCAAAATGGGCGAGAACCATACTTGCTGTTATAACGCTTGTTTCTGCATTCATTCGCATGAAGAGTTATCTCACGGTTGTGACGACCGGACACACGGCATCCATAGCCCTAAACACGACAGCAGAATCAGCAAACGCTTCAGCAAGCATAGCCACAGCCGTAGCCCTCAAGATTAAAGCAGCAGCCACATGGATTGCAACCGCTGCCCAGAATGCCTTGAACATTAGCCACGCAACTTTTCTTGCTCTCACTGGGGTTGGCATAGGCGTCATAATTGCTGCTGCAGTAGCCATGGCTTATTTCGCCAGTCAAATGAATGCCGCAACGTCCAGTGTTCAGAGTTTCAATGAGGCTGCTGCCGAAACGCCTTCCCGTGGTCGTAGTATTCAACGTGCTGGAGAAGAGGAAATGTATAGGCGAGGTGTCGAATAGCATTGAGCGTTGAAATCCCGAAAGCCGCCATTGTTTTGGGCTCTGTTACTCCGCCTCAAGGCGATGTTATCGAGCTTAGGGTTCATTTAGGCTGCACGAAAGAAGTGGGCAGCTTTGAGTGTCTGCTTCAAAACTGGAACAAAAAGTATAGTTCTGGCGGAACTTATCCAATTAATGTTGGCATGGATGGCTCCATTTTTATTGGCAGAGGCACGAATGTTCCGCAGATTATTACGCTTAGAGTTGAAAGCGTCAAATGCGAATCCACGCCTACCGAGAATTATATTCGTGTTAGTGGGCGTTGCTGGGGAGAGCGCATCTTCAGAAGAGTGGTAACTAAGACGTATGAAAACAAGAAGGGCGAGGAAATAGTTAAGGATCTCGTTGATTATTATGTGGGTTTAAGCCATGTTAGAGATTCAACAGAGCTTATAGAAAACACGGACACAACCTACACTAAGCTGGAATATGATAAGGCGCCTGTTTTCGACATTCTCAAATACATTGCTGAATCAGCCGACAAAGCTGGCGTCATCGGCTACGATTTTCGTGTAGCTCCAGACGGCAAGTTTGAGTTCTTCCCAAAAAACAGCAAGGCATCGCCTGTAAGCCTTTCAGAAAAAATCGAGGTCAGCGAATACCGCAAGGACATCCATCGCATTCGCAACAGAATTGAGGTTTATGGCAGCCAAGACAAGCCTTTTCCGGTTGATGTGGATGGGCAGCCTTGGAGCGACACGCTTACTGAAGATTTGACGGAAGATGCCGAAGGCAATTTGGTGCATACCGTCTATGGCATGTGGAAGCCTTTAACAGCTTTCTTAGACCTAAGCCTTGACACCACAATAAAGTATGCGGGAGCCAAAAGCGTTAAGGCCCATGCTCCAAACTACACCTATTACGCAGCAGTTGGCTGGGAGTTTAACGCTGGCAAAGAGATAAACGCAAACGAATATCCACAAATATTTTTTGCAATCCGCGTAGATGATAAGCACGAACAAATCGGCTGGCTAAACATTGAGGACATCAACGGCAGAACGGCAAGTAAAGCTATAAGCCTTACCAAATATTTCCAGTGGGAGAAGATAATCCTCAACTGGGGTGCCAGAAACGCTGAGCAATGGGACGTTTACTATTCGGATTTTGACTGGACAAAAATCAAGAGGATAAACATATGCGTGGACCAGAAATACTTTTCAGCAGGCGACATTTGGATTGACCAGTTCCATTTCGGTTATGGACGTTGGAAAAGCTTTGCAGATGATGGTGCAAGTCAGTCAGCTTACGGCTTGAGAGAGTTTGTGGAAGTTGATGAGGAGCTTGTAAGCGATAAGGCGTGCGAGTTAAGAGCCAAAGCCCTGCTGGACTATTTCAAAAGCCCAGCAGAATACCTCACGGTCAGAAGCACGGTAATCGGTTATGAAGATACTCCGCTTCTTGCTGGAGACAAAATTCACGTCAGCCTTCCAAACGAGAATGTTGACTCAGACTTTCGCATTGAAAGCGTAGAATACCGCGTTGACGCTAAAACACAAACTTTGGAGATAAGCCTTGAGCTTGGAAAGGTTCCGCCATTATTGGCTGATTATTTATACGGCACAAGAGCCACTACAGTCACGGTTGAAAAGCTCGCTCGGACAAAGCTTGGAAGGTTTAAGCTTCCCACAACAACGGGCGAAGGCGTGGGCATGCACCATGTTGGACATGAAGCTGGAAGTGAGGATGGCGTTCAGTGGCCTAACCAAAACGCTGGCGGATGGGACAAGATCACGGGTTGGATAGCTCCTAAACACGTTGGTCCCTACTCTGACACTGCCGACATAATGCGGTTCCGAACAAAGAACAAAGCTGGAACGCAAGCCCTAGACCACCACTTCCGACCAAGCGACAACGAATATGGCGTCTTTGGCTCTGAAGAATATCATTGGAAAGAGTTGCACAGCAAATTCTTAGTGCTGTATCATGGACAAGCCTCGCCCTTTGGAGATCTACGCATCAAAGTTCAGGGTGAGGCTAATCCAAAGGCTCGGTTAACTGAGGAGTTGCTTGAGTTTGGTCCTGGAGGCGCTTTGGCTCCGGACGTTTATCTCAAACGCATAGCCGACAACATTTTTGAGTTGAAGGGACATCTACTTCCAAATGCGGATGCAATCTCTGATTTGGGCAACAGCTTAAAGAAGTGGAGCAACATTTACGGTAATGGTTTGTGCAGGGTTGGTTGGCTTAACATTGGCGACTTCACGGTTATAACTTCAGCACGTGTTTTACAAAACCTAACCGCAGACGCAGCCATAATCACAAGCGGACAGTTTCCGTTAGCAAGAATGCCTCGGGGCGAAGCTGGAAAATACATCAGAGGGTACGGGGCAGAATTTGACCCAATGTATGCTTTTATTGCCCTTGCAGATCTTCCAGATTTACCAGCTTCGAAAATTACCAGCGGAAAGTTTCCGTTGGCGAGACTTCCAGAAGGCGCGGCGGGCTACGTTTTGGAAGCGGAAGGCGGCGGGTTTGACCCCATGTATGTTAACCCTAACGGGCGGTATCAGCCTGCGAGCCACGCGCATTCACATGGCAGCCTGACAGGGATCGGCGAGGATGACCATCACGCAAAAAGTCACAGTCACGCTGGAGAAACTATCTCGCCGAGTGCTGTTAATTGTAATACGATGAGTATAGCTGTGAGCTGCAATAGACAATATACGCATCCGAGTAGTCAACAGTGCGTCTATGCTTCAAGCGTTGCATGGGAAAACTGTCCACGTTTCTATTGTGTAAACTATCAGAGTGGAGACGTACTCTTCCAAAATAATTTTCGCATAACAGAATCAGAAAAGCTCGGTTTCAAAAAGGGATTGGCATTTCTAAACTCCAAAGGCAAGGTGTTAATGATGTTGGATGGGGAAGGCAACTTGCATGTGGCTGGCAAAGTTAAGGAAGGCTTACCCAGAAAAGCCAAGAAGGGTGTGGCATCCTAATGAGTTTTGGCAAGGCTAAAATGAAAAGGCTTAGGGAAAAGCTGAAGCGGAAACAAGTGGAAGGTGTAACACGATAAGAAGACGAGAGTTTTTCCACATAACCCAATACGCAAGAACATTCGACCGGGCAACCGGCAAATTCCTAATAAGCATTGCTTATGAAACTGCTGCTCCTGCGCCTACAAACAGAGTGCAAGCGGTGGCTGAAGGCTTCGGGTTAGGCTTGGATAAGTGGGAGAAATTCGTGGTTTACGATAATGTTGAGTTGAAAATAGGGCCAACGGACATCGTTTACATAACTGGGGATTCAGGCTCGGGCAAAAGTGTTCTACTCAAAGCCTTAGAGAAGGACATCAAACAAGACATGGGCTTAAGCTACATTAACATTGCGGACATTCAGCCTGAACCTGGCAAACCACTTATCGAGACTGTTGGCGAAACCCTTGAAGAAGCCTTGGAGCTTCTGAGCAAAGTAGGCTTAAATGATGCTTTCCTTTTCTTGCGCAGTTATGAGCAGCTGAGCGACGGACAAAAATACCGTTATAAAATAGCAAAAATGATGGAAAGCAAAGCGCAGTTCTGGGTTATGGATGAGTTTGCAGCGACCCTTGATCGGGACACAGCAAAAATAGTAGCTTACAACCTTCAGAAGCTTGCACGTCAACAAGGCAAAGCGGTTCTTGCAGCGACAACTCACACAGACTTGTTTGAGGATCTAAACCCGAGCGTCCACATCCACAAACGCTTCGGAAAAGAAATAACCGTTAACTATCATCCGAATAAGCCTGTAAAGGAATGCAACCTCGTTAAGGAAATGCATGTAGACGAAGGCACTAGTGAGGATTGGCGTAAGCTTGCAGGCTTCCATTACAGAAGCCACAAAATAGTTGGTCCTCGCAAAATCTTCTGTTTGAAACGTGGCGACGAATTATGCGGAGTCATAGTCTACTGCTATCCGCCACCAACATGTTTCGGAAGAAGACTTGTTCTGCCAAAGATGTCAATGAAAGAACTGAACAAAGAGCTGAGCATAATCACCCGAGTAGTTGTGCATCCAAAATACCGCACCATAGGCTTGGGCGTTAAGCTTGTTCGTGAAACCTTGGCTAAGGCTGGAACGCCTTACGTTGAAATGCCCGCTGTCATGGCCAAATACAATCCCTTCGCAGAGAAAGCTGGCATGCAGAAAATAGCTGAGCAGCCACCGCCTAAAGAAGCCTTAAAGATTGCGGAAACCCTCCAGCAGCTTGGCTTTAACATTCAACTGTTAGGGAGCGAGAAATACGTTTTGAATAAGCTGCAAACCCTAAGCGATGAAACTCTGGAAAAGGTGAGGGAAGCATTCATTAAACATTGTCACGCACGTTTTATGAAATACTTTTTCTGCCATATTCCCTTCGGAAGGAAGGAAGTTTACGCAAAAGAAGTAATGAAAGCCAGCCTCGAAAGGCTTGCACGTCTAATCAAAGTTTGCGGTTTTCTATTGCAGAGTAAAATTTACTTGTTTTGGTTCATGCTACTTTCATGCTGAAAA